CATTTCCATCAGTACGCACCTTCCCAAACGCGCAATGACTTAAATTCATTACTCATTAATTTTTTCTTTAGCACTTCTTTAACTGCATGTGTATCAGTCCACTCAACGCCAGCTTCTTTTAACCATACGCCAAGCAGTGCCATATCAACATTACCAACGTGCTTATAATCTGTGCCAAAGCTATTATCAGTAACTTCACGTGCGTGAGCCGCATCTTCAAGCATTTGATTTGCATTGTGCGTTCTTTTGATAATTAACTTGTCATCATCAACGTACATATTTTCATTAATTTTATTTGATAAACCAGACATTTTATGCTCTCTTAGATTTCTTGCCAACGCACTTCCAGCGCTTACGTGATAAATTTAATGGGCTATTTGGATTTTTAGCCGCTTTAGGTGATCGTTTCTTTTGACCAGCAGATCTAGCACAATAGGCGTCGCCCTTTTTTGTGCCAGCTCTAACTCTCGGCTTACCATCGCTTGCTAGGCCAGCTTGTCCGTAGCTAATTTTTCTTCCATTAACTACTTTTACTCTTGCTTTGCCTGCTCTTGGTTTAGCCATTATTTCTTTTCCCATGCCTCGTTAATATTAGGGGTACTTGGATCATCAGCTTTTAATGTTCCATTAGAATTTCTTGCGCGTTTTAAGATTGATTTTTTAGCAACCTTTTTTGGCTTTTCCTCAACACTATCCAAAATAGTAATTACGTGTGGCCTTAATTTTACAATCTTTGCAACTTCATCATCAGGTAAAGTTGTGATCTCGCCTTTTTCAATACGACCTTTACTGCAATTTAACTTGATTGAATTAACTTTAACTTTTTTCATTTGTTTCTCCCATTAATAGATAAAGGGGCGACCAGAGCCGCCCCAAATTGTTAGATTATGATGTTGTGTTATCAGCAATCATACCAGATGATTTCTCATTTTTAACGCAGAGCGTTAGTTCTGTCACAACTTGCCGGACGCTTGCGTCACCGGTTTTCGCCAACGCAACATTTTTAGTTCCACGAAGTACCGCAACCTCAAACATATTGTCCTGAGTAATGAATACATCGCGTGATCTATTTTCCCGGCTAGGCAAAAATTCTACCGATCCCCAAGGAGTTACGTACACGGCTAAACTTTTTATAACACGCTCGTCGCCAGCTTGTACTGCACTACGCTGGTTGTTGTTACCAGTGAATGCTAACGCTTTGTTCATTTGGAACGCAGACAAGTAAACTGTGTCTGGCTTTCCGCCTTCTTCCCAAATTGACTGCATAACGTCGTCAAATTTAGCTTGCGTGAAAGCAGTTGGAGCGCCACTGTCAGTACGTGCATCTGTACCATCACCAGTTGGGTTTGCGCCAGAAGATGCAGATACAAAATTTACGTTTGTAAGCATCCATGCTGGTAGACCAGCAAGCTCTCTGGCAGTGGTAGAATTACCGGCTACGCGCGCATTATTGGCGAATAAAGCCTTTTCTATATCGAGCTTCTGCTCCTTTGCGACCTTTAAAACTTGGTACGCAATTTCTGAGTTCCGGCCGGCTTTATCTAAGCCCTCATCTGTGTCAGGAACCACAACGGCATTTTTGAAAATGTTTGTATAATTTCCAAGTCTTGTGGTCGCAGATCTCGCTTCAGCAGTAGTTACATCGCCTTCAATGTGCGAGTTCCCAGCGCTTGCACGAAGTGCATCTGTCTGCCATTCAACTAGAGTATTTCTAGCCGTTGTTTTTTTACACTTGGTGTAAAAGGGTGTTTCTTCCGGAGCAATGGAAGTAATAATATCACTCAACTGCTCCTTGATGCCCACTGCATCGTAACTGTCAAAAGTATTCGCCGCTTGTGCCATTTTTGTGTCCTTTCAGAGACTTAGAAGACTAACTTAATGTTAATCATTGTTTAACATCAGACTAATCGCATCTTCGATTGAGCCTGTTTTTGCAAGACGCTGTTGCGCCTTATTTCGCGCCACTTCTACACCGCTAGATTTTTGCTTTTTAGTGCCAGCCTTAACTACTGGACGTGCCTTACCGCCCTTTGATTGCGTGGCCTTACGTTTAGAAACTAAGTTCCGCCATTTCCTAGCATCATTTAATGCATCAATGTATCTGGCATCTACTACCATAGACATTTCTTGTTCGGAAAATCCATAAGCTACACCAGTGTCAGATAATGCTTTCTTAATTGCATCGCCTTTCTCTGGATCTGCTATTTCTGGAATACGTTCTATAAGTATTGCGGCCTGCTCTTGCAAATACGTTTGTTCCGCTTGCGCCTGAGCTTGCTGTTGTTGTAGTTCCTGTTGTTGCCGTTGCACTTGAACCTGATACATAGTTTGATCATATTCACTCTTCGCTTCATCGAACAGAATTTTAGCCTGCATATATCCAATGGGATCGTCAGAATAATCTTCTGAGTTTGGTTGCGTAGGTGGTGTCATACCATTCTTTTGTAACCTGTCAGCTAAATCTAAAGAAGATTGTATTTGCTTTGCTACTTCAGCTTCTTTTTGCTCGAATTCTTTTCGTATTCTCGCAATTTCTTGAAACCTGTTGTTAATCGCCTTCTGCCCCGAAGCATCACGTTTTAGCTCTTCCAGTGTCCATTTTTCTTCAACACCATCAATCTTGACAGTGTAAAGCATTTCTTGGTCTGGCTCGGCATCTTCCGCCTCTGGTTCTTCGTAGTCGATTTCGCCATCATCCTCACTGGATAGCTCTTCAGTGTCATCTAAACCCTCGGCTTCAATAACAGCTTCGTCATCACTGACTTCCTGCCCTTCAACTTCGTCTAAATTTTGTTCCTCAGCTTGCGCTTCTGGATTTTCAATTATGCTTTCTACAGCCTGTTCAAGTGTAGTCGATTCCATCGGTGCTACTTTCTTTGTTTGCGATTTAAGAGTGTCTCTGCCGATATATGGGCGTCAAGACATACTTCAATCTGGTTTAAAGCTCTCACTATTGAATGAGCTTCCTCACGCACATCGACGTCTGATGCACTACTCTCCGCAAAAATCTTCATTTGATCTTCACGAACATTCTCTACAAACTTTTGGAAAGCTGTATCGTTTTTTAAACGCTTGGCTTCCTCAGCTTCTAATCTAATCACTTGCGCCATTATGACATATTCCCTTGTGCAATGCCACCAATCATGCGATTTTTATCTTGCTCGGCTTTTACTCTGGCGACGTCAACTTTTGTACCATATTCACCATAAATCTTGGCGGCGTCTACAAGTAAATCTTGCGCCATCTGGTCACGTTTTAAATCGTCAGCCTGAGCATTTTTCATCATATCCATTTGCAACTTGGCGGCATCTGCCTGCATCTTAGCTTGCACTTTCATTTGTTCTGCCTGCAAGAACGCGGCGTTTGGATCTTGCGCTTGACCTTGTGCCTCTTGAGCCGCCTGCTGTTGCTGTAACATTTGCATTTCAATTTCTTCAGTAATTGGCGCAAAGTATCTGTCAGCATTTCGTATTCCTGCAACTGCCAATTGATCAGCTAATGTATTTCTGATGTTTGTCATCGACACTAAGCCGTTTTGTGCGCCGTATGTTTGATACACAAGTTGTTGCATTTGCAGAGCTTGGTTAAGTGCAATTGCCTTTTCTTCTTCCCTGCCAGTACCTAATCCAACATTGATCATAACATCCATTGAGCCATCCCAAACGCGAGGATCAACAGGAACAAATCTGCCGTTCATACGCATCATCTGCTCTTCATCAACATTCTTGTGGGTAATTCTCAACATTAATCCAAATAAGTCACGCATACCATCTGCGAGGTTTCTCACCATCACTTCAGTTTGACCAGCTCCAGCCTGTATTGTGGCCTGTACAGCCGCTTTAGTCGTAGACTGCATTGCATCTGGGTCTAACCCCATAGAGGCTCTGGATACGCCTGTTTTTGTCTCTACAAGGCTATCTAAGTAAGTTAATGCGTTTAATGTCTGGCCTGCAACAAATGGTACTGATAAATCCTGCACTTGACCCATTTGTTGCATTCTAACGATTGACCCAATTTCATTATTAAGTAGGTCATCAATATTAACCCCCGGTGTCACTGCCATACGTGGGTTGTTTGTCATTGCTACGTTATCTAAAATGCCACGTAAAATTGATGTTGCCGCGTCCTGATCATCCATAACAATCTCAGCTAGTGATCTACCATAAAATGCATGTGGCTCAGGGTCTATTTCAAATTTAGCAAATGGTGTTTCATCGCATGGCTCAAAATCTAAAACTTTATACTTTGTGCCGCCACAAGTTATCTTGTGCAATATAGGTATACCAGTGCCTTCAACATCAATTCTCATGTATGCTTCAGTAATGGTAACATTCTTCATTGATGGATCTGATGCACTTTCTTCTTTAAAATCTGCATCGTATCCACGCCTTGTATAATCTTCCTCAGATGAGACAACGCCACCACCTTCTAGGCTGTTAAGATCCATTACTATATCTTTGTCAAAGCCCATCGCAATCACATCGCCAGCTCTCATCTCTGTTCTGTGAGCTACCACATATGCGTCTTCAATTGTCCTAGCATCTCTGCTGATAAAAAATTCCTCTGGCGGAACGCTCTGTATACACAATTCGCCTTTTTCACTTTGTCGGCTGATCTTTGCGCTGTGAATAGGCATTTCCACTTCCGTACCCATTGGATCTATCTCAATGTTCATTTCCATCGAATGTTCCAACACTTGCACATTTTCATCATCAATTAGGTATGTGTATTCCTCATCAGACAAATCAGTATATGTATGTATTTCAGCTTCGGGATATGTCATCCAATATGCCTTAACGATACCTTGCTTCTTAACAAGTGCATCTTGGAACGCATCATTAATCACGCGATACCCATTTAATCTGGTAAATTCATGGTGCATAAATTCTGTAGCTTGATCTGCCATAGGCACATCCTCTGCGCCACGTGGTATGTATTCAACTGGCTTTGCAGTGCTTAGGAAAATACGCATTAAACTTGGCTTTACAGCTCTTATTGTGTCACGCACTTTTGTTGCAACAACTTTGCTCCTGCCATCTTCATGACCTAAATCAACCTCGCCATCGTAGTATTCCTGCGCCCTAATCCTTTCATCCATTATCTCGCCTTCGACAAAAGATACAGCGTCATCAATAGCATTAGAAACTATGCCTTCAATTTCAGTCATTGTTTTAGGTTTTAGTTCCATGTCTTTTCCTTAATATCTTTCTATTCCAGCAGGCACAGCGCGAGCGCCTGCCACATTTGATATTCTAGCTAAATTTGTATCTATGAAAGTTTTCAGATTAGCTAAACCACGTTCATCTTTAAGTATAGATTTTACATATGCGGCGTCATTAGATAAAAGCACATCAACAACTTTACCACGATCAGCTTCACTAAGCGCTGGTGCAGATTTTTTCATGTAAGTCTGTAATGCATTTGCAAATCCGCGTGGAGAAAACTGCCCTGCCAGACCGCTTACTACAATGCCAAATAAATCTGTATCTTGGCCTTGCCTTTTCATAGCCGCGTCAGTTCCAGCAGTTGGGCTACCAGATAAAACTTTTCCAGATGCATACTGACTATCAGCCGCAATATCTATTTTCTTTACGATTTCATCTAAGCTCTCTTCTGGGTATAAAGCTCGAAGTATCATGCTTTCCTTAGTTGTTTGATCTCGCAATTTATTCATTAATGTATTTTGTTTCGTGGTGGTAACCGCATTCCTCAAGCTGGACATATAGCCAGACCTAAACGCTTTTACAGCATCATCACCCATTGCCTCTATGTCACTAAATATTATAGGCACTTCATCGGCTTCTTTTTTAAGAATATTTTTACCTTCACTATATGCATCTCTAATCACTCTGCGATTTTTTGCCTCAAGCCGAACCTTTGGCAAATCAGGAGCATCTAGGTCAATTGCATCAGTGAGCTTTTGCTGTACAGATTTCTGCGCGATGGCTAATTCGTTTTCGCCAGAGCTAAAGTTCTGCTTAACTGTGTCTCTTATCTGCCTTCTAATACCTTCCACTTGAGATATAGTAAGTGGGCTGGCAAAACTAACACTGCCATCTTTTTTAACTGTAAGTTTATTACCACCTATATTTAATATTTGTTTTAAGCTATCAGCCGCGCTCGGCACAAGTTTAATAATGTTTTCAACTTCCCTCATTAGTCCAGCAGTTGCGTCCACAGTTTCAAATTGCTTATACGCCTTGGCTTCTGTGATTTTACCCTCATCAACAGTTTCTTTCATAGCTCTAGTTATATTAGGATCATCAAATTGAGATGTGTTGGCCTGCAATTCCTTAATAGCTTTATTACGCAATGTTGTTGGCCTATCACCTAATATATCTTTTATGTCTTTTGCTGGCTTAAGACCCTGATTATAATAACCCCTGACTTCCATTACTAAATCAGCGTTTTCAGCCATAATTCTGCCAGACGCAATGTCTTCTAAAACTTCATCTACTGACTTACCTGTAGACCTAACAAGTCTTTGTAATTCCATCTCCGCTAAAGATCCGACGCTCTGGCCTTTTCTCTGCCTAATTTTATCAATAACTTTATTAGCAATTCCACTAATTACTCCGCCAGCAAACTTTAGAGCTGGGGCGGCAATACCACCGCCAATAGACGCTGGGGCGGCGTTAAACATGCGCTCTGTAATGCCACCTTCGCCAGTATTAAACCCATAAACTGCACCAGCTCCTACGCCTGCACCAGCCGCGCCCTTGTAAGTTTGTGGTGTGGTTGTGCCTATTACACTTGATATCGCCTGCCTGTATTTTGGCTGTAAACTAGCGGCAACATAATTTTTCATACCAGCGTTACCCTTACCCTTTGTGGCAATCGCTGTTAGTATAGCTGGTATAGATGCACCAGCCATTTCATACCCAAGTGACGATTTAGGGTACGCCTTATTGTATTCATCGAGTGATTTCCTTATTTGCATTAGAGCTGTATCGTAATCTTGGCCGGGCAATAATGACCTTAGCGCGGCTTCCATTTCATCAGCGCCACCAAGAGTAACACCTTGAGCCATAGTTCTAACTCTCTCTTTAGGCTCTCCAGCCGCCATCATAGCCTTATAATCTTCAATCGCTTGGTACTGTTCTGGTGTCATAAAATTGTCCTATTACATAAATGGAGCGCGTTGTTCTGGCGTCATACTGTTCCAATCACTCTGGGTCATACCTGTTTCTTGTGTAAAGTTTTCTGGCATTGGTGGAACAACGTCACCACTTGCAACGCCAACTTTTTGACCAAAGTTTTCAAATGGGGATGGTCTAGCATAAAGTGCATCATAAACATCTGCAATTGTAAATTCTGTTGGATTTCTTCTATGCTTTTGTATAACTTCTGTTGCCATTGCGTCATATTCCGCAATACCACGCATTGTTTGTATAATTAATGCATTACCAGCTTTTGTATTTATAAGTCTAGGCAATGACTGCTTAAATAATGCCAAATCAGCATCAGACATCGGGCCGGAGCCAGCTTGTCTTTGCTCCGGAACCATGCTGTTTATGAGAGCTACCGCCGCCTGTATATCTCCTAAACCTTCAGTTTTAATGCCAAAATTACCAGCTAGGTTTTTAAAATATCCCACAGCGCCTGTATCTGCATTTGCAAGCAGTGTTTCTAATCTGTTTATTTTACCTAAATTTCCTCTAGCTTTTAATCCAGCGTCTGCAACTTTTCCTAACGTAGTTGAATCAACCTTAGCAAAAGTGGCGTTATCTCCGCCAGTGTTTAAGTTAACATTTGTTCCAGACTGCACTTGAGCCAATGCCTCTTCATGGCTTAACCCTAATGATTTAAAATACTCATAATTTTTCATTTGGGTAGTTCTAGTATCTTTAGGTTTTGTAAGTAAAACATTAGCCGCCTGAGCTGGCGTAATAGCGCCAGCAAGTAACATATCAGCTATATCTTGCCTGCCAGCTTTTATAAGCATTTCCACTGTCTTATTTTTATTACCACCTTTAATTCGTTGCGCCCCACGCGCCCTAATTGCATCTCCAGATCTTAACTCAGGTAAAATTAATGCATCTAATGCTTGTGCAAAATTTTCGTACCCAGATAATCCAGTAGAGCTAGATCTTGTGTTCATACGATCAAGTATACCAGCTAACCCAGATTTAGGCTGTTGCATTTGCTGTTGCGCCTGCATTTGCATTCGTGGATCAACTTGAGCTTGTTGTTTTAGCATTGGATATTTTTGTTCCATTGCTAATTCTTGAGCTGTTTTTACTTTCGGAAAGCCAATCATTACTTATTACCTCCGGGGAACATTGATGCGCCTAGCTGTAGATAATTAAATAATCCGGGTTGCATCGAGTTTGTTGTGGTGGATTGATTAGGTGTTGCACCCAATGCCGCCAGTGGTGCAGACAGAGCCGCAGTTGGCGATCCAGTATATCCTGCATATTGAGCCTTAGCCGCATCAATAAGCGCCTGTTGCATTCCCTGTTGTAGAATACCTTGTTGCGCCTGCTGTTGCTGTATTGTTTGACCAGTGTTAAATGCCTGCTGACCCAATTGACCCATTTGGTTCGCCGCGCTTAATTGTGCATTTCTATTTGCCATTTGATTAGCAACATTTTGCTGTTGTGCCGCCATTAAATTATTAGATAAATACTGATTAGCACCAGTTCTAGCCGCCGCGTTTTGTGCCTGTATATTTTGCAATCTAGCAATGTTTGCCGCTTGTGCCGCCTGAGCTGATGTTGCGCCAAACTGAGAAGCCGCCGTTTGCTGGCCTATATCAAATTGTCTATTCTGCAATGCCTGATTGAAGCCCTGTTGCCTCAACCCAGCAACTTGATTTAATGCCTGATTTGCAAAGTTTTTGCGTGTTTCTGCTTCAGCTATTCCATGTCGAGATCCACCAAACGCATTAGCTTGTGTCGCCTGAGCGCCCAT